ATTAGACCTGAATGGCTTGAAAGTAAAAACATGGCCGCTAAAGAAAAAATGTATTCTTGGACTATGGATACTAATGGAGGAGAAATGGCTTTTGCTTTAGCAGAAACAGCAGAAGCATTAAATATGGAAGTTTCCCCTGAAAGTATTAAACATTTATGGAAAATGTTTACAGGTGGCCCAGTTGCTACTGTAGACAGATTAGTAGATGCTACAGTAAAACTTTATAATGGAGAGGAGATTAAAGCTAAAGATATACCTATTCTTCGTAGATTTATGGGAGAAGGTTATAAAGAGAAGTTTGAACAAAGAGCAGGTAAACTATCTGAAATAGAAGAATTTACAGAAATAGACAATACCGAAAGAGCAAGAGATGGAAGAATAGAAAGTCAAATCTTTAGACAAATAAAAGATTCTCCCGAAGAAACTCCTGACATATTACAAAGGTCTATGACTGAAGGAATTTTATCTGAAAGTGTTTTAAAAAGATTATCAAACAAAATGAAAAATGATAGATTAAACTTAACACCAGCAGAAGCAAGAGCAAAACAACTAAGTGTTCCTAGAAGGGCGCAATATTTATTAAGACAAATGCAAAATATGAGCTTAGATGACTTGCCTAAATATATGCAAGATCAAAGTAATAAAGGTTTGCTTACCAAAGATGTTGCGGCAGCTTTATCTCAGTTAGATGAATTTAAAAACTTAACATTACAGGATTTAAAATGATACCAATGGAACTTATATCAATGCTTGGCTCTACTGTGCTAGGTGGCATTATGTCTATCATGGCACAGAAAGGACAAGCTGAAGCTGAAAGACAAAAGATGTTGATGGCTAGGGCAGGATTTGCAGCTAAACAAACTGATAAGGCTAGAGATGTTAAAGATGCACATACTAAGCATACTCGTAGATGGATAGCTTTAATGTGTGTATTTTCTATTATTGTAGTACCTATTATTGCTCCTATCTTTACTGATGTTAATGTTGCATATCAGATCGTAACAGAAGCATCTAGTGGTTGGTGGATATTTGGCTCTACTTATGAAACATCATACTTTGAGCAAGGCAACACAGTCTTTATTACAAACCTACAATCACACACAATATTTTCAATCATTGGTCTATATTTTGGTGGATCATTAACTAGGAAGTAAAATGGTAGCTAAAAAGTATCAGAGTAAAACTGGCGGATTAAACGAAGCTGGGAGAAAACATTTTAAAAGAACTACAGGCGCTAATCTAAAAAGACCAGTAACAGGTAAAGCCCCTAAAGGCTCTAAAGCAGCAGCAAGAAGAAAGAGTTTTTGTGCAAGAATGAGTGGTGTTAAAGGTCCTATGTTCAAAAATGGAAAACCAACAAGAAAAAACCTAGCACTTAGGAAATGGAAATGTCGCAAATCATAACCAAGCAATGCTTATGGGTAATGCTAGTTTTAATATTAGTCTATGGAATAACTGATGCTATAGGAGATGTAACAAGTTCAGGAGCTACTACTAATACTCAATCAGCTACTGGAACTTCAGGTTCAAATACGGCTATAACTGGTGGGTATGAAAGTTCCACGACATACCAGTCAGGTAGCTCAAATACAACCAATACTACTAATAGCACAAATAACAGCACAAACACTAAAACTGCTGTAAACCCCTCTAATGCACCCAGTATGAGTGTTTATGGGCAAGACTCCTGTGTTATACCATTAGCAGCAGGAATGACCATAATAGGCTTCTCAGGCTCTTTTGGGAGCTATTACACTGATCCTGCCTGTGAAAGAAGAAAATCTGTAGCTGTATTAGCTAAATTAGGCATGAAAGTCGCAGCAATATCTTTAATGTGTCAAGATGAAAACGTATGGGAAGCTATGATGAACGCAGGTACACCCTGTCCTGTAGATGGATTAATTGGAGAAAAAGCTAAAGCAAGATGGATTGAGAAACGCAAACAAGAATTAACTGGAGGTACTCAAGCTAAACCGAGTATGACCTGGAATGATTAGAGCAATACTACTATCTTTAATATTAACTGGTTGTGCTACACACTCAGTTACTTTAGGACCAATGACAGTTTATGGGAGTAATGAGCAAGAAATATACTTGCCTGAAAGACAATGAGATATTTAATACCTTTATTATTTCCATTAATGGTTCTAGCAGACAGTCAAACAACTGGTAATTTAATTACTAATGGCACATTTAATAATGGAACTACAGGTTGGACATTGCAAGGAGATGCACAAAGAATAGGAGATTGTTGTCCTGGTGGGCATGATCTTGAGTTTGGTGATAGTGGCTCGATAGAACAGTCATTCAATCTTACATCTGATGTAATAACTCAACCTATGCTTAACAATGGCATTACTCTTAACTCATCTGTTGAAGTACAGAATGGAGAGTGTAGTGTGTCAGGATGTTGGGGTGGCTCAGGACCAGCAGATACTTTTACAATAAGATTACAAATCAAAGATTCAGATAGTAATGTACTAGCTACTACAACACAGGAGAGAACTAATGTTACAGGAATTAATGGCAAAGATTTTACAGATAGTGTCTCGTATACAGGGATTGGTTCTAACATTGCAAATCTTTTTATTAGTGGCAGCGATGGGAATAGTCCTGCTAATCTTGGTGGTCCTAATGTAGATAACATATCAGTTACGATGACCTATGATGATACTGTATTGTCAGCTACACAAACATCACACATAGCTACTACCTTTCAAGAAGTAGAAGAAGTATTATCAACAGAAATAGAAACAATAGAATTTATACCATTAGAAGAAATAGTCTTTGAAGTGTTTGAAGAACCTGAAATGGTTGTTAAAATGTTTGAAGAAATATATATTGCAGAAATAGCTACAGAAGAAATTAACACAGGTGTTGTTGAAGTATTTGCAGTAGCTATCGAAGAAGAAATTATACCTATGGAGATTGTATATGAAGAACCAAAGGCCATCGAAGCGTTCACAACAGAAGTCGAAAGTTTTGAAGAAAGAATTGAAACAACAGAAAATTTCAGCGAAACAGAAATTGAAGAATTTGCAGAAGAAATTATCTCTGAAGAAATTACAGCAGAAGCTCCAGTCGCAGAAAATACACCTGAAACTGTGGAACAAACTGAAAGCAATATTTCTGAATCTGAAACAGAAACTACAGTTGCTTCTGAAGAAGTAAATGAAACTGTCGGAGAAAGAGAAACAACAGATAGTGAATCAGGAAATGGAAGAACTGAAACAGTTGCTGAAAGAGAAGAAACCCTCGAAGGCCGAGATACTGAGGTGGAAGAAGGCAGGGATCAAGGAAACACTAGAGCAGATACTCAAACTATTTCAATAGAATCTATAGAAAAAAAGGTCAATGAAACCCTTAAACGAGTAGATCAAAGGCTTATTGCGACTTCTCTTATCGTAGCCAAAGCTATGGAAAGCAATATTTCTCTAGACAATTACGGACAAACCAACAATAATATATTTAATAATCAATTATTTATTGATGGAGGTAATTATTATGACCAAAGAGAATATGTTGATTTGCGAGATATATATGCTGAGAATCAAAATGTTTACAATGATTCTGTGGCACAGCATCAAACAAACATTCAAAAAAGTATTGATGAAGTTATAAGAACACAAGAACATTTAAGGAGGATTCGTGGATTTTAAAGATATAAAAACATGGGGAGTTTTACTCTCAATTATAGCGGCTATCGGTGGTGGTTTTTCTAAGTTTGGAGAAATCTCAAATCGTTTAGCTGTACTTGAGAAAAAAACAGCTCCTGACATTAAACCTATTGTAGCAGACATTGCCATTAACAAAGCAGAAATAGCAGTATTAAACGCTAAAGTTAATGAAATGAAAGCAAGGTCGGATAATCCTCTATCACAATGATACAAGAAATGCTTTTATTAGCTTTGCTAATAGGAGTTGTAATTATTGTAAAGCCTGAATTTTTTAATTGGTTTTTTTATAAAATAAAAACCAAATATTTGAAGCCTGAAGTTAGCATCTTTGAGCTTCTAACTATAGTGTTAATTATTTTAGTCTGCATAAAATTATTAGCCTGGAGTTAGTTATGAGTATGAATATTCCTTTCACACAACGTGAAATGAAAATCATAAAAGCTATCAAATCTATTGATAATCAAGCAAAGTTTAGAATTAAAGGTAAACTTGAAACTAGACAAGACTACCTTTATGGTGGTATAACATGGGATAATGAATATATTCCTATACCATGGGAACATATACTTGAAAAGATAGATGAAGAAAAAGAAGATAGACAATATTAATCACCCTGCACATTATACAAAGGGGATTGAAACAATCGAGTACATTCGTTCTTGGGAAATGGATTATGTTCGTGGAAACATAATTAAATATGTTACTCGTTTTCCATATAAAGGTACTCCTGTGCAAGATTTAGAGAAAGCCAAATGGTATCTCGAATATCTTATTAAACAAACAAAGGAATAAGTTTATGGCACTACATAATCATGGTGGCAATTTTACTAATGTAGGAGTGGTTCAGTTAGATGATGAAGGCAATATGCTAACTTGCCCTACTTGTGGATCAACTCATATTATAAAACGGGGAAAAGATAAACATATTGTTGGCACACCACAAAGATATGAATGTAGAGATTGTGGTAAAAAAACAAACAAACCTAAAGTAACTAAAAGATTTGAATTACAAAATGATTTTACTGATGATGAAATACCAACAGAAGATTTAGTTAAGTTAAGAGTAGATACTTTTAATCGTAAAGAAAACAGAGAAAATAACGAAAAGTTTTTAAACATAAAAATAAATGATGACAAACCTATTGGCTTGTATATTATGGGCGACCCTCACATTGATGATGATGGTTGCGATATGCCTTCGGTAATCAGACACTTAAATTGTGTTAATGAAACCGATGGTATGTATGCTTGTAATGTAGGCGATTTACAAAATAACTGGGCCAGAAGAACTAAACTTGCAGGTCTTTGGGCAGAACAAACTACTTCAGCAGAACAAGCATGGCAATTAACCGAATGGTTAGTTAATTATACTAACTGGTTATTTATTGTAGCTGGAAACCATGATATGTGGTCAGGAGATGGCGACCCTTTAAAATGGATTACAAGACCACTTAAAACAACTTATCAACCCCATAACATTAGAGTCAAATTAAAATTACCTAAACACAACATAAGAGTAAATTGTTCACATAATTTTAAAGGACATAGTATGTATAATACAGCTCATGGTATTGTCAAACACGCCCTATTCAATTCAAGAGATCATTTATTAATGGCAGGTCATACTCATGTTAGTGGCTATCTGCCAGTTAAAGATGCTGATTCTGAAATAGTTATGCACTGCGTACAAGTAGGCTCATATAAAAAATATGACAACTATGCCAAGATGTTAAACTTACCCAATAAAATGATGTCGCCTTGTGCAGTAGCAGTATTTAATACAAGATTACCTGACACACACCCAGACTTTATTAAGATATTTTGGGAGGTAGAGGAAGGAGCAGAATATCTAACATTTCTAAGGAAACTAAAATGACAACTAAACTTGTTTTATTACATTGGAAAGATGCTGTAACACCTACTCAAGGGTGGACAGATATCAATGAACTAGAAACAGAATTAGCTGAATGTGTTTCTGTAGGATTTGTTGTAGAAGAAAATGATGAAACAATAACAATCGTATCTCACATGACAGGAGATAAAGAAGGAACTGATATTGATGGTTCATTAGTTTTAGATAAATCGTGGATTAAACATCGTGATGATTTAGTAATTCCATACACGCCTGACTTTGACATGACAGGCACAATTCAATCTTGGTTGGAGAAAAGAAATGCCTAAGAAAATAGATAAAGAAAAAGAACAAGCATTCATAGAATACTTTTGTGAAGGGGATACAGCGGGAAATGCAACGGCTAGCTGCATAAAAGCGGGTTGGTCAAAAGATAAATCGCCAAGACAAATGGGCGCTTATCTTAAAAACAAATATAAGCAAGAAATTAGAGATAAGAATGAAGAAAGAATCTCAGGCACATCAGGTATGGCTATATCTGTTCTACAAGATTTATTATTAAACTCAGAACAAGACACTGTTAAATTGAACACAGCTAAATTATTGCTTGAGCTTGGAAACTTCTCTAGCCAAACTATTAATCTAAATGTAGATAACACCAATCAGAAATCTGATGATGAGCTTATTGCTGAATTGAATACTTTAATGCAAACTATCCCTAATTTTGCTCCAAAGATGAAAGGATATGCAGAAATGAAAGAAGAATCAGATCAAATTGATTCTAACGAGCAAATTGATACCGAGAA